GAGTGATACCGCACGCAAGATCGCTGTTCTTTATTCCTGTTTAAACAAAGCTGTACTTAAGAGAAGTACGGTAGATTGGGCTTATCAGGTTGTTATGGATTCGTGTGATGGTGATATATTGAAATTGATTCCATCCAAATATAACAAAGATGAAGTCGCAAAGATTATGCTTGGCTTGGAAACGACTTGCGCCGACAAGATAACCAAGAAGGCACTTTGTTTGAAAGGTGAAATTTTACCAACTATGAAGAAGTATATGCGTGGAGTAGTCAACAACGGACTTGAATTGTTGGCCCTCGATATATTTGTTGGTAAAGTCTTGTCAGTGATCATTTTCCACCGAGGCTCATATGCGAAGAGGAAAAATACACATATCAGCAATGCAGGTGATTTGGCCCAAGAACACGCTTCCAGTAGTGCTGAACAAGAGCTTGGTTCCACCCGGAATGGTATATTTGCCCTTAGTTCGATTAAGGGTTCACCACGTGATAAATGTTTGGATGCTATTACTTCCGCATTGAGTGGCGGAGTACCAGGACATGATCTATTGGTTGGTGAAATTGACCAGACCGGAATGGAATTACATGAGCGATGTTCCAAGACAGGGGAAGGTACACTTGGCCATTTTCTGGCATTGTTGCAAAAGCTGACAGCTATGTTAGCTACCAAACTTGAAGGGAAATTGTGTGGATTAGCTGGAGCTAGGATTACTTATGACATTGAGAAGGGTATGATCTTGACCATTACGGACAAGAATCACAAGTTGATTGCCAGGTTCCCAGATTTGTATCTGGGTTCAGGCTGGTATCTAACGTCCTTGCTCAATTTCTTGAATGAGAAATTCGCACTTTATGCCTGTCATTTGAGTAACCCACAACGCTTGTTTGCTTACAATAATAAGACTGGGCGTTATAGAATAGAAGAGGGTTCTCATGATCATATTTATGATTCTGTTGCATTGCCAGTCGACGAACCCATCCTTTCAGGTGTTGCACTTACTGTGCCTGCATCTGCTAGTCCTTTTGCACCGAGCACAGTTGTTCGCAAGGTGTATTTCAATGACTTTGTTGAGGGTGATGATGGCGTGTTCAGAACAGACAAGATCTTCAAGCGGTTCCAAAAGATAATTGAGGCTAACTTTGCTGAAATAGGGTTCAGTTCAAAGCTCAAGTACGTGGCTGACGGTAGAGTTGAGTTTATTGGCGTTCACTTTTTTGCAGCAGGCGGTTCGATTTCGAAGACTGTACCTTGGGTACCAGCGATCGGCCGATACTTGTTGAAACTTGGTGTGAATGTCTCCTCTAATCCGTCCAGGGCAGCCGATGTTGCCCGATGCTCTGCATTATCCGTCCTATTTGGAGGAAGGATTCCCGCGTTTTCCGTTATGTTTTCAAATATTGCAGCAGATATAATTAAACGTCATAAGTTATCGGTAGCTCAGGAAGTTAAGATTGAGGACTACACGGTCGAGAGTAAGGTTTGTGAAGTTGGATTCGCGACATTAGGCACACTAGTTGCTATGTCCGAGCTAGCTGCAAACCTTCCAGGACCAGATCAGACCTTACAACTTCGTATGCTAGAGAACTCGTTCGAGTTACCTCCCGGTGTACTTCAAACACATGACCTTGTTAAACTAAATCTGCTGTC